GTACGGGACCGTGAACGCCGCCGACTGGATCGGTATTGCGGGAAGTCTCGCAAAAAACATCAGCAATTTCATTTCGGACATTGATTTTTCGGCACTTGCCGAAGCGCTCAGTACGCAAATCAGAACGGCGCTTCAAAGTATGGTCGCTGCTGTCGAGAACTTCGACTGGGCAATGCTCGGAAGAAAAATCGCTGATTTTCTCAACGGAATTGATTGGAGCGGGATTTTCTCTGACCTGACAAGATTGCTTGGTGGCCTGCTTATCGGAGCGCTCAATCTGCTTGTCGGCTTTGTGGATCAGGTCGATTGGACCGGCCTTGCAGACGAAATCTGGGCTTGTCTCGAAAGTCTTACCACCGACATTGACTGGGACGGCTTCGGTGAATTGCTTGGCAAGTTTGTCAGTGGAGCCATAACCGGCGGTCTCGATCTCATTACGTCTCTGTTTTCAGATCATGACTGGGGCGAAATGGTGCAAAACCTGATTGGCAGTCTGGGGGAGGCACTGGGCGCGGTAATCGAAAACATTGACTGGCTCGGCCTGCTGGAATCCCTTGCGACCGCTCTTGTCAGCATTATTGTTCAGATTCCCAGCATTATTGTGGGTGCCATTGGCGGAATATCCGACCTGCTTGCAAGTTTGTTTGAGGCAATCGGCCTCGATTCTATCGCCGGTTTCTTTCGTGGAATCGGAGACGCAATGCGCGACGCGGGTTCGTGGCTGAAAGAAAACCTCGTAGACCCTGTTGTGAACTGGGTAAAGAACCTGTTCGGCATCCACTCTCCGTCTACTGTATTCGCAGAAATCGGTACATTCCTTATCGACGGACTAAAGCAGGGCATTTCTAATGCTTGGCACAAGATCACGGACTTCTTCTCCGGCGTAATCGAAAAGTTGAAGACCTTCTTCAGTAACGCATGGAGCAGTATCAAGTCCACCGCTACCACGGCATGGGTCGGAATCAAGGGCGTTATCAGCAGTGCATGGAACGGCATCAAATCCGGTGTGTCGTCTGCCTGCAATACCGTCAAAACCGGTATCTCGAATGCTTGGAGCGCCATCAAATCTGGCACCACAAGCGCGTGGAACGGTATCAAGAGCGGGCTGTCTTCGGCTTGGACGAGCATCAAGACCACAGCATCGTCCACTTGGACAAATCTGAAAACTACTGTCAGCAACGGCTGGAACAACATCAAGGCGAACACCTCCACCGTTTGGAACGGTGTAAAAGCTACACTGTCCAGCACTTGGAGCAATATTAAGTCTACCGCGTCGTCCACTTGGAACAGCATGAAGACTACGGCTTCCAGCGCGTGGAACAGTATGAAATCTACTGCATCGTCCACATGGAGCAATATCAAATCCTCCCTGTCCAGCACTTGGAGCAGCATCAAATCTACCGCATCCAGCACATGGAGCGGCATCAAAAATGCGATTCAGAATCAGGGCTGGTCCGGCGTCGGCAGCAATATCTGTAACGGTATTGCCAACGGTATCAGCTCCGGTTGGAGCTGGCTGAAGAACAAGGTTTCCAGCCTCGCAAGCAGCCTTCTCAGCGCTGCAAAATCCGCGCTGGGTATTCACTCCCCATCGCGGCTGTTCCGTGACGAAATCGGCCTGAATATCGGCTACGGCGTCGGTGAAGGTGTGGAGGCTTCGCAGCCGTCCATCCTGAAATCCGTGTCCGGCGTCGCTGACGCAATCGCGGATGAATTCAACGCCGGTGATTATAAGGTCGGAAACATCGTCCCCACGTCTGAGGTGGACGGTGCGCTGTCCTCGTTCTCGGACAAGATCAGCGGCAGCTTCACAAGCCTGCTTGACCGGCTTCAGGCCATTGCGGATAACATCACGTTCGCCGTTCCCGCTGTGGCTGGCGGTGTCGTGCCCTACAAGGCCGCAGCAGCCGCAGCAAGCGGCGGCGGTGCTGACATCGGCACGACCATTGAAACGTCCAATGACGCGCTCGCAAGCGTTGTTACGCAGGTCGTGACCAATGCGACCGCAGCCATTGTGACGGCCATCCAGAACTACAGCGGTACGACGGTCAACTTCGACAAGACCGCAATCGCGGAAAGCACGATCCGAGAGATCAACCGCAGAACGCGGGCAACCGGAAAATCCCCGCTCGAATAAGGAGGTGCGCGCCATAAAACCAATCCTGAAAATCGGAAATCACGACTATACCGCGTGGCTGGCCGAAGACGGCCTTGCCCCGGTTAGAAATGACATCGACGCGGACGGCAGCGGGCGCAACCTCCTTGACGGGCTGATGTACCGCGCAAGGATCGCGCAGAAGGATAAATGGACGGTCAAGTTCAACCGTATGCCTGAGTTGATTATGCGGTCGCTCGCGGCAGACGTTGACGGCGAATACACCGACATTACCTTCCTCGACCCCAAAACCAACCGTATTATGACAAAGACCTATTACACGTCCACGCTCACCTACGGTACGCAGCGCTACGACAAGGGCGACAACCGTACCTACTACGAAGGCTGTACCTTCAACATGACGGAGAGGTGAGCCTATGCGTATTTGTACTGAGCGCTGGACGAAGCTCGCGGCGCGCGGGCGGTTTCGGTTTGATGCAAAGGCACGGATCAATAACAAGGATTACACTGTTATTTCCGCGCCGCGCATCGACCGTTCTCTTATGCCGTCCCCGCTGTCCGTGGGCAACTGCATATCGGCTACACTGAATCTGTCGATCCTAACGGACGACACCATCACCGCAAAAAGCCCCGTCGTCATCATGGGCCGTCTGACGAATGACAAAACTGCCACCGAGTGGAAGGAGTTCGGCACATTCTACATTGACCAGCGTGACACCAGCTTTGCGGAACTTGTGACCATCGACTGCTACGACGCCATGCTCAAGACCAACCAGAACTATCTGGACGGCAGCGACACCGCCGCCAACTGGCCGAAAAGCATGAAGTCTGTCGTGGAGGAGATCGCATACCGAATCGGCGTCGGAATTGACCTGCGAACGCGGATCAAGACCGGCGCTGATTACGTTGTACCGTACCCCAGCGGAAAAACCATGTCGCAGGTGCTGGGGTATATCGGGGCCTGCCACGGCGGGAACTGGATCATCACAGAAGAAAACCTGCTGCGGCTGGTTCCGCTCACAACCGCCCCCGACGAGACGTTCCACGTCATCGACGAGGACTACAACAAGATCACGCTTGCCAACGGCGCGGGCAATCAGCCAGTGCGTCTGGCTTACAAGGAGCAGACCATCTTCAACGCCGTGCTCCCTGTCCCGTCCGGTGTGCTGCCCGGCAGCAGCGACAACGTGCAGCGGTCCTACTTCATCACCGACGAGAGGGGAAACAAAATTGTCACACCGGAGGGCTACTACCTTGTGTGGGACACCGACGCCAATATGGCGAAAAAGGTTTCCTTGCAGGCGGGTGTTATCAACATCCCCGTTGTCTGCGGCGAGATCACGACCGGAACACAGATCACCGTGACCGGCGTGACGCTCAACAGCGACAGCGGGGAGAGCTACACGGCGGGGAACGACAACGGAACGATGCTCACCATCGACAGCAACCCATACGCCACACAGGGCATTTGCAATGACCTGTACACGGCTTTTAACGGGCTGGTGTATTTACCCTTTACGGCGACAAAATCGCTGTACGACCCGGCTACGGAGCTGGGCGACCAAGTAAAAATCGGTGAGCTTGTCCACAGCGTCATGTTCAACGTCAAGCTTACCCTCGACCACAATTTTCGGGCGGACATCGAAGCCCCGAACAGCGAAGAACTCAGTGAGGAATACCCGTATCTGTCCGAGGTGCAGCACCTGAAGCAGACCACGGAGGAGCTGAACAGCGCAATCAAGAACGCCGCAAAAGAGCTGGCGGGCAAGGTCGATGATACCGCGCTGACGGCTGAGATCGAGCGCGCGCAGGGCGTGGAGGTCACCCTCAATGAACGTATAGGCAGCGAGGAAACCCGTGCCAAAGGCGCAGAGGACGGCCTGTCCAAGCGCATAAAGAGCATTGAGGATTCTTCTCCCGGCGCTCTTGCACAGCGCGTCTCCGCGCTGGAAACCACCGTTTCGGGGCATACACGATCCATCTCCGCGCTGAACACAGCGATTTCCAGCCATGCGTCGGACATCTCGCAGCTTGCGCGGCGTGTGCAAAACGCCGAGGGCGACATCGACGCGCTGCAATCCACCGTAGACGGGCATACGACAGCACTTTCGGAGGTGCAGGGCACCGTTACCGACCTGCAAACGCGCCTGACCACCGCCGAGGGTACCGTTGCGTCGCACGACACCGCAATCTCGACGCTTCAGACAAAGGTGTCCAATATTGAGGCCACCTTGATCGACATCTATAACCGGCTGAACGCGCTTGACGGCGGCGGCACCGGAACTTAACCATAAGGAGGAAGAACATGGCTGACAAAAGAATCGCTGATTTTGCGACGCTTGAGGAAGCACAGGACGACGATCTCCTGCTTGTCTCGTCCGAAGGCGAAACCTATAACATGAAATTCGGCACCTTCAAGACGGCTGTGCAGGGCGACGCAGACCGCGCCGCTGCGGCAGCGGAGGCCGCCAAAGCCGCCGCCCAGCTCGCAACCGGTGTGTCCGACGAGGCCCTGAAGGCCGCCGAAGCTGCCGAAGCTAAGGCGCAGG